TATAATGCTCTTTATGAAAATTGACGAAATACGTGAAATGGTATCAATAGACTCTAAAATAAATCATGGATCTTTGGACACAGAAGCTTTAATAATACCACAGACACATAATAAATATCTGTGTATTTTCATGGACGAGAAACTTGTTTTAGCAAAACTCGAATCTGATCTAAGAATTATGAACAAAAACAAATGGTTGTATTACTCAGGAAAGATGTCTCAAGAAGAACTAAAAGAGTTACAATGGGAAGTATTTGATCTTTCTTTACTCAGAACAGATGTGGATAGGTTCATTTATAGCGACAAAGAAATAATAACACTTCAAAACAAATGCCTGATGCAAAACGAAAAGGTAAATTACCTAGAACAAGTAATTAAGTTGATTTCCAATAAAATATGGAATATACGTGCTGCATTGGATTATATTAAGTTCACTCAAGGCATATGATAACAATAACTGAAATAGACTCAGTTTATATCAAAATAGACTGTGAAAAATCTACAGCAAAAGAAATAAGTTCTTTTTTCACATTTAGAGTTCCTAATTGTCAATTCACTCCATCCTTTCGTAATCGAATGTGGGATGGTAAAATTCGCCTATTCAATATGATAAATGGATACTTGTATAGGGGATTGTTAGATCATCTATTAGAGTTCATGAATGATCGAAGTTATAAAGTAGAATATCATCCAAAATATTCAGTAGAGGCACCAACACAAGAAGAAATAACCAAATTTATTTCATCTTTTCCTGTGTATGTAAACAAAAAGGAAATTCAATTACACGACCACCAAATAAAGGCAATAACCAAAGTAATACAAGATAAACGAGTATTGTTAGTATCTCCTACTGGTAGTGGTAAATCTTTGATGATTTACTTTATAATAAAATATTGGTTAAGTGTCCTGCCGCAAGACAAAAAAATCCTAATTATTGTTCCTACTACTGGTCTAGTCGCACAGATGTTACACGACTTTAAAGACTACTCTAATGGTGAAATAGGCAATGATTGTCATGTCATATACTCTGGTCATAGCAAAATTACAGATAAACGAATAGTAATTTCTACCTGGCAAAGTATATTTAGAGAAGATGTGAGTTATTTTGATAAGTTTGGTGGAGTAATAGGAGATGAAAATCATCTATTTAAGGCCAAATCCCTTACCTCTATAATGACCAAACTAAAAGACTGTCAGTATAGAGTAGGAACAACTGGTACACTAGATGGAACAACTATTCATAAATTAGTACTAGAAGGCCTTTTTGGTAATGTATTTTCTGTTACTACCACAAAAGCTCTTATTGATAAGGATTTACTAGCACAATTGCATATAGAATGTCTTATCTTACAGTATCCTATACACAAGATAGAAGAAATAAAGAAAGCGACTTATCAAGAAGAAATAGACTGGTTAGTTCGTAATACTGAGCGCAATTCTTTCATCAAAACACTTGCTAAAAGTCTTAAAGGCAACACCCTCCTATTGTTCAATTTTGTGGAGAAACACGGATTGCCTTTATTTGAAGATCTACAGAATGAATGCTCTAAGAAATCGTATTTAATATATGGTAGTACACCAACAGAAGACAGAGAAAATATTCGTCAAATAGTAAACAAAGAAGACAACTGTTTGTTGGTTGCATCCTATGGTACTTGCTCAACTGGTATTAACATTAAAAACATCAAGAATATCATCTTTACATCCCCCTCTGAATCAGTTATACGAGTCCTACAATCGATTGGCAGAGGACTTAGGAAAGCAGAGGATAAGGAAGGGGTAACTGTCTATGATATAGGTGATGATTTGCATTGGAAGAAGTATCGTAACCATGCATTGCGTCATTTAGACGCGAGGATTTTTATATATAGTAGTGAGAAGTTTGATTTTACGAAACGATTAATTCGTTTAGGAGGTAATACATGAACTGCAAGATTTTGAAATTAAGAAGTGGTGAAGATATAATCTGTAATCTGGTTCAAAAGTCCAAATTAAAATATGAGTGTATAAATCCATATATGTTTAAATACACCACTCTAGTAAACATTGTAACTGGTGTTCCAATAGAATTAACGACAATAAAGGATTGGTTGGGGTTGTGTGCATCTAAGACTATAATAATACCATCTAATCATATAGTTAGTGTTATTACTCCTTCGAAGGAATCAAAGGATCTATATGTTTCTGAACTAAAATCCCACAAAGAACTAAAGAAATTAGTAGTACCCCATCTACTCCCATCAGTCGAAGTAATAAAGGACATAGTTCCTATTACTAAAAAAACCAAAAAAGAAGATATATTAAACGACGAATCACTTGAAGCTCTCAGTAAAATGTTCAATGATATGATAAACATGTCTCCTGAAGAAAGGGAGAAATTAGAACAAGAATACAATGCTAATGGTGGAGATGAAACTTTCATGACTCCTCAAGATGCATATAATGAAGCATTTCCACCAAGAAAACGCAAAAGTTTTAAAAATATACCAATGATTCAGATGTCATTGATATTTCCACCAGAAGTAATGATTGATCTCATGGAATCTGGTATTCTAAATGTGACTGATATGAAGAGGATAGCAAAAGAAGTAAAGAAGAAAATGAAGTTTACTGGGGACGAAAGGCATCGTCCAGATTTTGGTAATAAGCTAACTGATTGGAATTCTAATCCAAATAGTGATGATTACAAGTAGGGTGCTTAAAGGCCGCTGGGACTATTTCTTCTTTATAACCTACACAGAAAGTGTATATTATGTGTCAAGATAAATCAAGAAAAATCTAGAAATTTCTTGTAATAGTTTTAAAAATCAGTATACTATACCCATGATGAAGAAGAAAGAAACCAAACAATACATAGACAATAATAAATTATTTGATGCTATGCTTATGTGGAAAAAACAAATAAGAGAAGCCGAAGACTGTGGAGAAAAGAATCCTCCAGTATCAGACTATATCGGGGAGTGTTTTTTGAAAATAGCAGAACATTTGTCATATAGACCAAACTTTATGAATTATCCTTTTCGGGAGGATATGGTAGGAGATGGTATAGAAAATTGTATATTATACGCTCATAACTTCAATCCAAAGAAATCAAAAAATCCATTTTCTTATTTCACCCAAATAATATATTATGCGTTTCTCAGAAGAATAGAAAAAGAAAAGAAACAGGCGTATATTAAATACAAGTTTATGAAAATAAACGACGAAGACGGTGAATTGACTAGATGGATAAAGGATAAGGATTTTGAAGAATATAATAGCAAGTATACAAAGTTCAATATTCTAACAGATAATGATATAGAAAAACTAGAACCCAAAAAGAAAAGAAAAGCAAAGAAAAGTAAAAAAAAGAAGTTATTCGACGAGTGATATGAAAATCGCATTGATAAATGATACGCATTTTGGTGTAAGAAACGATTCTGGTTTCTTTCTAGAGCATAGTCTGAATTACTATGAGAATGTATTTTTTCCATATATTATAGAAAACAATATAACAGAAATCATACATTTAGGAGATTTTTTTGATCGTAGAAAGTATATAAATTTCAATACTCTAAAAGAAGTAAGAAAACGGTTTTTAGAGAAAATACCCAACAATTGTAATTTTCATATTATAATAGGAAATCACGATACCTATTTCAAAAATACAAACGAAGTGAATTCCCTGAAAGAATTGTTTCGGGGGTATTCAAATATTAGTCTATATGACACTCCGACTGAAATAGAAATTGATGGACTAAAAATCTCGTTAATACCTTGGATCAACGATACTAATAGTGTTGAATATGTTAACTATATAACTTCCTGTTCGTCCTCTATACTGATGGGGCATTTGGAAATAAAGGGGTTTGAGGTCATAAGTGGTGTTAAACACGAAATAGGGTTAAACAGAAAAGTACTAGAAAAATTCGAAATGGTGATCTCTGGTCACTTTCATATGAAACAATCTAATAAAAATATACATTATCTGGGTGCTCAATATCAGTTGAATTTTGGAGATGTTGGGTGCATCAAAGGATATCATGTATTAGATACCGCTACAAGAGAACTAGAATTCATAGAAAATGAAAGTAGATTGTTTCATATATTACGGTATGATGATTCTATTCTTTCTGAGGAAATTTTGGACATTGATTTTGCTAAATATACCAACAGTTTTATTAAAATAATTGTTAAGTGTAAGAGCAAACCATTTATATTTGATAAATTCATAGATAAAATATATGGTCTCGATACTCAAGAAATAAGTATAGTAGACGATTTTACTGAAAAAACAGAAAATATTAACATAGATATATCAGAAGACACAATAAGTCTTATAAATAAAGAGATCGATACTCTACACAATGATTTGAACAAAGATAAACTAAAAGTGATTATTAAAAATTTATATATGGAGGCATTATTATTATGACAGCATTACAAACACAACCAGAAGTTCTACCACAAACAGAAGTTGTTCCGACACCACCAACTCCAAAAGTAGTGGAACCACCTTCGTCCTATGCAACATATCCTGGCGCATATTATATCGATCCTGAAACCAAGAAATCAGTAAGATCTGTTCCTTCTAGATTTATGGAGACAAAATCATTTGTAGCAAAATCCCCCATCGCAGGCCTTGGTTGTTTTGCTAAATCTGATATAAAATCTGGAGAGTTCATAGAGGAATGCTCGGCGATATTGACCGATACCACCACCAAACACAATAAGGATTGGGTGATCACTCAATATTTCTTCACATGGCCGTGTGAGCACGATGATCCTATTTGTAATAAAAACGGATCTACTTATTTTGTTCCAACTGGAAATGCATTGTTGTATAATCATTCAGATACTCCAAATTCATATTGGATATATGACAAGGCAATGAAACGAATCATATTATCTGCGTTGCGTGATATCAAGGAAAACGAAGAACTAACTTGGTATTATGGTCATGGATACGCATCTAAACTTAGAGGAGATAAACCAGGAAAATGTGGATCGTGTGAACAACGACAAAAAGAAATGTTAGAAAAGCAAAAACTTAAAGACGCGATAGGTGGAGCAGACCAGATTAATCCCATCATAGGTTCGTCTACTCCTATGCTTGGTGGTTTTGCCCCGACTAAAGAACATATAGAAGAGAAGAAAAAGCAATTAATCAAGGATTGGTTTGACAACAAGGAAAAAGAAAAATCAGTACCAGAAGATTCTATAGAATTTAGATCTATGGTTCTTCCTGAGAAAAAACTAGATGATACTATTCAAGAAGGTTAAGTTTAAGAATTTTGGTTCATTTGGTAATGTAGTTACAGAAATTAGTTTAGATAAGAATTCTACTACATTAATTTGTGGAAATAATGGAAGTGGAAAGTCTTTTGCCTTTCTGGATTCTATTACCTATGCTCTTTTTGGAAAATCCTTTAGAAAAGTCAATATACCACAACTTGCAAATAGTATTAATACTAAAAATTGCTTAGTTGAAATAGAGTTCTCTAAAGGAACTGATACTTATATAGTAAAAAGAGGACTGAATCCTAAACTCTTCGAAATATATAAAAATGATGTATTACTGAATCAAAATTCTAGTAGCATAGATTATCAGAGAATACTAGAGGATTCTATCCTCAAGATGACTTATAAGACCTTTACTCAAGTTGTAATCCTTGGTAGTTCTTCATTTGTTCCGTTTATGCAACTGTCTGCAATTGACAGACGATCTATTATAGAAAATATTTTAGATATTGATGTTTTTTCTAATATGAATGTACTTCTTAAAGGAAAAATGATGCAACTTAAAGAAGTACTTAGAAATTTACACAATAAAATAGAAGTACAAAACAATAAAATTGAAACACACAAACAATACTTAGAAAAAATTAAAGAAAACACAGAGACATATAAAAAAGAAATCGATGATAATATTAGTAGGTTGAATACTTCTATTTGTAAATTGACAAAGGAATATGATGATACCACCACTGATATTGCTAGATTAACAGAAAGTATCAAGTCTAAAAATTCTGTTAAGCAACGAATAGAGAAAACTAAAGACATTCGTTCTAAATTTCTTGGTAATATTACCAATTTGACCAAAAAGATAGAATTCTATTCTGAAAATGATAATTGCTCGATGTGTTATCAATCCATAGCAACTGATTTCAAAAACACAGAAATAGAGAATCATAAAACTAAAAAAACAAAACTAGAATCTGCTTTGACGGAATTAATTCTAGAAGAGACTAAAATAACTGAAGAATATAACATCATATCGGAGAACATAGATAAGATTACTTCGTTGCAGATATTAATTGGTAAGAAAGAAGCAAATCTAGATAACAATAAAAAACAAATACAAGAGTTGACTACACAAAAGATTAATAAATTAGAACAAGATAAGAATATAGAAAATGAAGAACAAGTGATGGTATCTCTAAAGGTCGATTTAGATAAATTGATAACAGAAAAGGATTCAATAAAAGAAGATTTGATTTATAATGAAACAGTATCAGATCTATTAAAAGATTCGGGAGTCAAGAGTAAGATAATCAAATATTATCTACCACATATAAATTCTTATATTAACAAATTTTTAAGATCTATGGACTTTTTTGTTCAGTTCCAATTAGACGAAAATTTTAACGAAGAAATTAAAAGTAGAAACCGAGATGTATTTTCCTATGAAAATTTCTCAGAGGGAGAAAAGATGCGAATCGACCTTTCTCTTTTGCTTGCATGGAGGGAAATAGCAAGAGCTAAAAACAGTGTCAATTGTAATTTATTGATACTAGATGAAGTGTTTGACTCTTCTTTGGATAATGTCGGAGTCGAAGAAGTGATGAAATTGATAAGTAGCATAAGTACTGGATCTAATATATACATAATAAGTCACAAATCAGATCAATTAGTCGATAAATTTAAAAATATTATCACTTTTGAGAAAAAGAACAATTTCAGTAAAATGATAATTCATTAGACCCCTTGCATTCTGTGACAATAGATGGTACACTACCCCATATGAATCGCAAAAAAACCACACCAGTCGAAGTCAGTAAATCGCAACCCCTCTTTGGGACACAAGAATATGAGAAGGAATTTTATTCTCAATATATTAAATATGTCCAAACGATATCAGATAATGAGTGCAAAAGATATGTATTGTCTTATGTGAAATCACTCAATAAAGAGGTTGAACTATATGATCAATTACAATCAAAAGAATATGCCCCATATGGTATTCATATTAAGATGCAGAACGACGGAATTCTTCTGCCAGAATCCGAAAAAATCTCTTTAGATAATTTTATTAAAAATCTTGAGAAAACTAGTAACGAAAAATTGGTCAAAAAGCAACAAAATAAAACACTCAAACATTCTGTTGAGTTGAAAAAGATCAATAAGCTCCTTGGAGATATAGAAGAATATAAAGATATTCAACTAGAATGTATCCTGAAAAATAAAAAAATAACAGGAGACATATCTTCTATTATTATCTCTCATAATATACATCCCTCGGTTTATTCTGATTTCATAGATATCGTGACTGTAGGATACACAACTCAGATCAATGAACTTACATTAGCCAAAAATAAAAAGGATGATATTTTAGTAGAAGCATATTCCTATCTTGCACCGAAGCAATTGAAATCCTATATAGATTTTCTCAAAAAATTACAAACTAATATAGTTTCTTCTAGGAGTGTGTCTACTAGAAAGGTCAGGACTATAAAGGCAAAGACACCAGACAAACTTGTTAAAAAACTCCAAATACAAGAAAAGTGTGACAATCCAAAATTGACCTCTAGGAACAAAACAGATTTAATTGGAGCCAATGTTGTTTTTGTTTATAATACAAAAACCAGATATATGATACGGTACTTTTCAAATGAAGGTATTACTGTAAAAGGATCCACCCTTATCAACATACTGCCCACTAATGCTAGAATGAAAAAGATCAGAAAACCAGAAATTGTATTTTCTTCTCTTAATCCAACAAACGCTGTATTCATGGATAAGTTATGGAGTTCTATAAAAACCAAAGAATCCTTAACTAAAACACGAATTAATAAGTGCTGTGTGGTCTTGAGTTGTCTAAATATAAAGCAGTAATGGAAATCAATAATATAAAAAAGACAACAGGTGTCAGGACTACACCGTGGATCAGAGGGGACTTTGTTCTATACAAGGACAGGATCTTTGAACTAAAAGGTATTCCTAGTTATTTTGCCAATCCATCGAAAAGAGATAAATTTTGGGTGGAACATGCATTACCAATTCGAACCTTAACAGATACTTCTGCCCCAAAGGGGATCAAATTTTTAGGGGATCGTTGGTACAATCCGACAACAGGCGTGATATATGTCTATACTAAAAATCAAAGCGAAACTGGTGAATACAACTATATCTGGTTAGCATCTTGACATTTATGAATTAATATGATATGATGGTTTTATGATTCTAATAGATAATAGTCAAATCGTTATTGCAAGTATTTTTCAGTCATTTAGGGACAACCAAGTCATTAATGATGATTTTGTTCGTCATCTTGTTCTTAACTCATATAGAATGTTCAAAAATGAATTTTCTCACAAATATGGGGAACTTGTCATATGCAATGATTCTGGTAATTATTGGCGAAAACAAATATTTCCGTTCTATAAGCAAAATAGAAAAACTCAACAACTCAGATCTGGTATTGATTGGTCTAGTGTAACCAATAGTTTGTCTTTGATTCGTAATGAAATTATAGACGTATTTCCTTATAAAAACATAAAACTAGATACTGCTGAAGCAGACGATATTATTGCTAGTTTAACTAAGCAATATCATAATACAGAAAAAATCTTAATCGTCTCTAATGACAAAGATTTTCAACAACTTCAAGTGTATCCAGAAGTAAAACAATATAGCACAATCCAGAAAGGCTATATTGTCTGCGACAATCCTGGATTATTTTTGAAAAATCATATTTTATCTGGAGATCCTGGAGATGGTATTCCGAATATCCTTTCTGTAGATTCTTGTATTGTAGATAAAGACAAGAGACAGACCAGACTTACTAAAAAGATTAGAATGGACATCCTTTCTAACCTAGAAACTATAGAAACTAGTAAATATTCAACCAATTGGAAAAGAAACAAAACTCTTATTGACTTTTCTAGTATTCCACAAGACATAGAAGATGAAGTAATTAGGCTATATGAACAGAAAACAGAATCAAGGGGCAGTATATTGGACTATATGATTGAACACAAACTTAACAATTTAATCGGAAGTATTTCGGAGTTTTAATGAAACCAGATTATTATAAAAAAAATACCGATGATCAGTATCGTAAGAAGAAGTCCAAATCTACAGGGAACAAAGAAAAGAAAGCTAAAAAGAATAAAATCCGTGGAGATTTCAGAAATCATGTACAAGATTTTCTTGACAAGCGTGATGATAAAGACTATAATATAAACAAGGAATAGACAATGACAACAACCAAAACACAACCGTTTAATTTAAGTAAGCAAACTATGGGAATCTTGAAGA